TCTCCAGCAGCCTGCTCATCGCCATCTCGTCATCCTGCTGCTCGAACTGCATCTGAGCGATCAGCAACCGCTCCAGAGCCCCAGCATCCCTGTACCCAGCCTCCAAGGCCAGCACATTCATGGCATGTGCCGCCTCCGCCGGGTTTTGAATCTGCTGGATCTCCTTCGCCCGCCTAATCACCTCGGCATAAGTGATAACAACCTGCCGAATCCTGGTGACGTTATCGGCCTCCACCTCAGCCACCACCTTCCGCAGATCCTCAGAAAGCCACAGCCTTCCGGGCATCTGCTGGTCCGCCAGCCAGAACAGCGAGCCCAGACTCACCGCCCCCTTCCGAAAACTCTTCCACACCTCCTCACAAGGGTTCCCATCCACCCAATCCTGAGAAAACTCTGGATCTTCCGCCGACCACGCCGACCACAACGTCAACCCCAAGTCCGTCGGCAGCTCCGAGTGGATCGCCATGCCCACCTTCACCCAATGGTCCCGACTCCCGGCCCCCTGCCCCGGAATCACCATCAGCGCCGACTGCACAATCTCAGCCACCTCAGCAGGGTCTCGATCCGAGAAATCCAGCGCCTTCCGGTTCTTAATGAATCCGCCATCAGCCACTTCCTTCCCGGCGTGATCGCGCATCTCCGCCAGCAACCACCCTGGAGCCTCTGGAATGGCCTCCAGATCCCCCTCAAACCCATAGAACCCCTCCGGCGCCTTCCCATCACTGGAGCCCGGATAAGCCCCGTACAGGACGCCCTGGCGCCCCCACAGCACCTCATACCCCGCCCCGGTATCCGACAACCCAAAGCCCTTTACAACGCCCCACAGAGCCTCTGGGACGCGAAACAGGTACTTCGCCGCATTGGCCTTGGTCGAAGTAACGACTGGAGCACCCTCCAGCGTCTCTCCCCACTTCTTTTTCAGCCTGGAGAGGTTGCGATCCACGTCAAGAATCACCAGCCCCCCACTCCGGGCACCAGTGAACGCCCCCACCGCCCGAAACACCTCCGGCCTCCGCTCGACCTGGAGCGCCACATCCGCCGGCCCCATGACCGTGTGGTGCGACTTCTCCAGCGGCGTCTTGCCTTTTGAAATTTTCCCGGACTGGATCGCCGCCCCCTGCCTGTAGATCGGCGCATACGCGATCCCAGCAGGCAGCTGGCGCACAAACGCCAACAGCTCCTGCGTCTTACCTTGCGACATGTTAGAGTCTCACACGAGAATGTTCCTATGCCCCGGCCGGTCGCCCGAGCTGGGGCATTTTCTCAGAGTAGCCCCCCGCCCAACCCCGTGCTACTGTTACAGGGTTGCCGACACCGGCGACCACATCACCCTGTAACACCAATGGGATTCCTTTCCAAAAACGCCTCAGCCACCGTCTCCAGCACTGGCACCGGCGGCGGCTACCTGCAAGTCTCCAAACTCCCCGACGGCGGCAGCGTCCGCTTCGCCCTCCTCTCCGAGGAGCCCCTGGAGTTCTACGAAACCTGGGGCACCAGCTCCGACGGCAAATCCAAGCCCTTCCGCTTTGACTTCGAGCCCACCTACGAGGACGTGGTGGCTGAGATGGGCGACTTCGAGCCCCGCGAAGGCCGTGGCGGCCCCGGCACCGCCGACATCAAGTTCGCTATCGCGGTCCCGGTCTACAGCTTCGACGCTGGCACCGTCCAAGTCCTCTCCCTGACCCAAAAATCCATCCTCAAAGAGCTGGATCACATCAGCCTGATGGAGGACTACGCCGAACTCCTCGCCTGGGACTTCCAACTCAGCAAAAAGGGCTCGGGCCTCCTGACTGAGTACACCCTCCGCCCAGTCCCCCGCAAGAAAGGCGCCCAAGAGCACATTGACGCCGCCTGGCTGGAGGCCAAATCCAACGGCTTCGACATCAGCCGCCTCCTAACCGGCGGCAACCCATTCAAGGCTGCCTGATACCTACCCAACCAAGGCCCCCTTTACCGGGGGCTTTTTTAACACCATGCCACGTCTACTTGTTGCCTGCGAATACAGCGGCCGTGTCCGCGACGCTTTCACCGCCAAAGGCTGGGACGCCTGGAGCTGCGACCTGCTACCCACCGACGCTCCCGGCAATCACTATCAATGCCCAGTCGAAGACGTACTCAATAACGACTGGGACATGTTGATAGCTTTCCCTCCCTGCACTTACCTATGTTCTTCCGGTATGCACTGGACGACACGAGGAAAAAGAGACCCCCAACTAACAGAAGACGCACTCAATTTTGTGCAACTTTTAATGCACGCACCAGTGCAAAAAATAGCTATTGAAAATCCTGTTGGGGTAATCTCTACCCGTATTCGTAAACCCGATTGTTTAATACAGCCATACGAGTTTGGTCACCCCGAATCAAAAAAGACATGCCTCTGGCTCAAAAATCTCCCCGTGTTACAACCTACAAATGTATGCACAAAACCCGCCTCGGGCTACTGGGACAACCAAACCCCTAGCGGCCAGAACCGTTTAGGCCCTAGCCCCGATCGCTGGAAAGAACGCAGCAAGACCTACCCCGGAATCGCCTCTGCGATGGCATCACAGTGGGGGTAACAACTCCTTCCCAGCTACTTGCACAAGGTCGATTTTTAAGGTACTGTATGGTTGGGAAAGAGTATCTAATGGCCTCCAATACGCAAGACACCTTGGCCTCCCTAAGACGTTGGCGACTGGAGCAGGATAACTCTGGCCCATTCAGGGTCTACCGTGATACAAAAGGCACGGTCTACCACTCCGTTACTCACATACTCAAAGAAACCAGCGACAAGAGCGGACTGGAGCGCTGGGAAGCCCGCCTCGGCCCCACTGAAGCTACACAACAGCGCAACGTGGCAGCCACCAGGGGCAACATGGCCCATTCACAGGCCGAATACCTACTCAAAACTTCACAATCGCTGGCACGATCTACCGCAAACAAGCGCAATTCCATTCACTGGGACGCCAACGGCCTGGCCCGCATCCCCGCCCCGATTACACAGTGGGCCCTCAAAAAGGTCCGCCCCAACGTCCCCCGAGTCGGCTGGAGCGCCTCAGGCTACGCCCGCAGCTTGTCTGACTGGATCACCGAGAACGTCACCGAAATTTTCGCGTCCGAGTTCAGCATCCACCATCCAGCAGGATTTGCTGGAACCTGCGACGCCTTGGTCGGCCTCAAAAACAATGAGCTGGTGCTAGCCGACTGGAAGACCAGCGTCAGCCGCAAGACCAAACTCGACGACGAGGGCCTGGAGCGCCTCCCGCCGGGCCATTCATACATCGACCAGTGCGGCGCCTACAGCCTCGGCCTCAAGCACCTCACCGGCCTCCAGCCGACTGGAGCAGCCATCATCCTGGCCCGCCGCTGCGGCACCCCCAACGTCCATTCAATGTCGCTCCGCGACTTAAAAGAAGCCGAGGAGTCATTCATGACTCGGGTGGAGCAGTATTTTGCCGGCCTTGTTGACAATCAGGTTGACAATACAGCCCTGGTTAGTTGACAAACTCGGGCTTTGCCCTCGAAGCCATTCAAGCCATTCAAGCCATTCAAGCCATTCAAGTAGCAGGCCATTCACTGGGGCATCTAATACTTGGGACTGGCGCTACTGGGAATGGGAATCGTTCTCAAGCCTGGGGCGTGGCCGGCCAGTCCGCCAACGGTGTGATTCTCATTCTCAGTCTCACGGGTCTCACGCCATAGCAGCAGCAAAGCCCGGTTACCTGGGGCGATAACCGGGAGGGGTCAGCTGGGGCAGCTCAGGCCTGGCGGCGAGGTTTCGTTATCCCTGCATCCGATCGGACCTTACGGGAGGCGCCCTTGCCTGGCTTCTGTCTGTTCGCTGGAGCTGCTGGAGAGTCGCGCGGAAAAATTCCCGTAGCCTGTGGAAAAATGTCCGGCGGAATGTCGGCCCCGCCGTTGATCCTCTGGCACTGTCGCCAGTACGGGACCAGCTCCCGCCAGAGCTGCAGCGGGCCTTCCTTGCCGTGGGCAGCCTGGAGCGACAGGAGATCCTGCCAGTCCGAGGATTCCACGGTGGAACGTTCGATAGCCCAGCGGAGATCCCGAAGGTGCCGTTTTTCTAGGCGCAGCTGTTCCCGTTCCTGTTCCCGTTGCTCACGCTGGAGCGACTTGCGTTCCCGCGATGTGTTCCACTCGCCGCCGGTCAAGGCTGAGCCTCCCGCAACCATGCCTGGCAGGTCTGCACCGTGTCGGGGTCCAGCTCCTGCGGGAAGGATCCGCCTTGCAGGCACAATCCCGCCCCGGCTTCAATCTCCTGGAACGTGGAAAGGTAGTAACTGGCGCAGAGGATCCCACCACTGAAGCGGAACTCTACGACCGGTTCAGGGTGTCCGCCCCGTACCTGGCGTGTCGCAGTCAGGCGGACTTCTAAGGCGGATCCCTGGCGGGTTAACACTTGCATGGTGCCATGGCGCGGCTGTGCTCTGTGACAGTAGCAACAGCCGCAACCCCTGCAGCCACACTGTAAAGTGTTACAACAGCGGACCCTTACCAGCTGGAGCTGCGCCCATACTGGCAGAGCACACCGGCACACCCTGCCATGCGACAGATTGAAGAGAGGATGCTGGCTGCGCTCCGGTTCGGCAAGAACTGGCGCAGTGGCAATACTTCGGTTGAGTGGCACCACGCCGGCCCCACGTTCGGCGGAACGCAAGCCACCATTCGACTGCACGGGAACCGCATTGGGATTTATCAACCCAGCAGTGGAACCCTGAACATCAGCGACGGCGAGGGCTGGCGCACAGCCACCACGAAAAGCAGGCTTAACGCCTTGCTGGAGCTTGTGCCATGCCGCTGCGGTGTCAGCCAGTACAAAGGCGAGTGGCGGTTTATCCGCTCCGATGGTATGGCCGAACCCTGGCAGGGCTGGCGCGTCATCGAGTTCTGCCCCATCGCCAACACGTGGAACGTTTGACGCGATCCTTGCTGCGCTCGGCTCGCAAGCTGCTACAGTTACAAACGAGACCCCAACCCTTAGGACTCCCCCCATGATCCACTACAACCCCGAACAGCTCGCATCCTTTCCCTGGATCGTTAGCTCTGCCACGTTGCGGCTGGAGGATCTCCTGCCGTCCTACTGGTCAGCTGTCGAATCCCTGGCGCAACTGACAGGCAAGGCGTCGCCCATTGCTGCCGATACCCTCGCAGATCTTGAGAGGCTGGTCGGCGAGGATTCTAAGGAAGCCGACTGGGACGATGAGCTGGCCTGTCAGCTGCTGGAAGAACTGACCGATTGTCTGCAGGAGTTGGCGCCTTGCGGCTTCGGGTTCGGCTCGCAGGAAGGCGACGGTGCCTGTTTCGGGTTCTGGCTGTCGGAAGACTGGCAGGACGCCTTAGAGCATTTGCAGGTTGACTGCGACAATCCTGCAGACTGTGCGGTGCTTGTGTCCGAGCTGGAGCTAGACGGGATCGACCCCGACAACGTGGAAGACTCCTATCAAGGTCGCGCAGAAGGCTACAGCGAAGAACGGACTGGCGCAGACTACGCTCAGCAGCTGGCACAAGACTCTTGGCTGCCTGATGGTCCTGGCGGGGTCGGTTGGAATCGGTGGCCTGTCAGCTGTATCGACTGGGAGGATGCCTGGCGGGAGCTGCAGCTAGGCGACGGTTACCGTTTGCATGATCTAGGTGGCGGCGAGTGGTTGGTCTTCCGGTCTGTCTGAGCTGGAACCCTACCGACCAGCGGCCCGGCCATGTTGCCGGGCTTTTTAGTGGGAGCGCAGAGGGTAGCATGGGCCCATAGATTCAGTGGATCGAACAGTGCAGGAGCCCGAATCCCAGGAGCCTACGAAATCCACCACGGTGGCCAACGATGAGGCTAAGCGTTGGCGTGGTGGCAAGGGCTCGCAAGTCCGCATGGATGAGCGGATGAACTTCGCTTACTGCTGCATTCTGGAGGGTGGCACTGTTAGGCAAATCCAGCAGCGTGTGATGGATCGCTTTGCGGTGTCTGAAATCACAGCGCACAGAGACTACAAACGAGCCACCGAACTTCTAACAACAGAGCAAACAGAAACCCGTGCCGGATTGTTAAACCAAATCCAGGCATTGCGCCTTGCTACTGTTAAAAAAGCACTAGCGAAAGGTCAATTGCAGACTGTTGCAATGCTGCTTAAAGACATGGGCGCTGTGATCGGAGAAGCCGCGCCAGAACAGCAAGCCGCATCCGCTCCCATCCTGCGAGTCGAGATTGACGACAAACGCCAGGCAGATTGACACGGCGCTCTGCTGTGCAACAATACGGGAGCACTTCGGGGAATCCTCCCATGCTTCGTTTCCTGCTCCGTCCCGTCCCGTTCACTGCCGCCACGCTGTCGGCTGTGCTGCTGGCAGTCTTCGCCACTGAACTGGCGAAACAGAGCGCCCGCGCCTACGGATCCTGTCTCGCCAGGCACGGCTCTGTCGCCTACTGCCGTCTGCTGGTAAGCGGCCGCTAGTGTTACAGTGTGTGACAGTTGAGCCGCCAGGCGCGGCTCTGCTGTGCTACATTGACAGAGTCAACCACGCACACCACGCGATGACAACCATCACCACATGCGCCGCCCTGCTGCTGGCGCTGATCCTGCTCCCGCTGCTCGTGCTCTGCTGGGCTTCGGAATCTCGGCAACAACGCGCCAGGCGCTGGCGTCGCGCTGGCTGGACACAGCAGCGGATAGCTGATCGGCTCGGCTGCAGCCGCACCACCGTTCGGCGGCTGCTGGCGGCCTGACGCCAGGCCAGCCACTGCCGGGCTAGTACGGACGCACTACCGGGGGTAGGGTCCGGCGATCGGTGGGGCGTGGCGCTGCTCAGGGAACCTACTGACACATTCCCAATTCCTTCCTCTGTTACACACCGGGGGCAGGGGTCGGTTTCCTGAGGCGCTCAGACTACCGAGCCAAAAAATACGCACAGAGCAAGATATAATATGGACAGAGCAAGACATCCCGCATGTGGAAACCGATTTCCGGGTTTGAAACGCTGTACGAGGCAAGCGACACCGGCCAAATCCGCTCCCTGGATCGCATCGTTCGCTATACCCGCCGCGACGGACGCTGCGTGGAGCGCAAGTACGTTGGCAAGACCTTGCAACCTGGGTTAAACAGCCGTGGCTACGAGATTGTGACGCTCTGCGACGCCACCAACCGCCACCACACCCGCGCCATCCATCGACTGGTACTTGAGACCTTTGTCCGTCTCAAAAATCAGGGCGAAGAGTGCCGCCACCTTGACGGCAACATCCGCAATAACGCACTAAGCAACCTCTGCTGGGGCACTACTGCCGAAAACATGGCCGACAAAATTGCCCACGGAACGTGGGTAAGGGGTAGCCGCGTAGGCAACTCTCGCCTTACAGAGGACCAAGTACGCGAGATCAAGCGGCGACTGGCGCAAAAAGAACCTCACGCCTCTATTGCACTAGATTACGGCGTCACAAGAGCAGCAATCAGTGCTATCAGTGCCGGCTACAACTGGGCTTGGCTATGAGTGATAACACCATCAGCCTTCGCCACGCCCAAGGCGAGGTATTCAGCTCCCGCAAGCGTTTCCGCGTCCTAGTGGCTGGACGGCGTTTCGGCAAAAGCTACCTTTCCTGCATAGAACTTCTCCGTGGAGCTATAGAAAGACCCGGAGAAACGTTCTTTTACTGTGCTCCCACGTACAGAATGAGCAAGGATATTGTATGGAAATTACTGAAAAAGCTCGTCCCCAAAGCCTGGATCAAATCCAAGAACGAAACCGACCTCAAAATCGAACTCGTCAACGGCTCCACCATCGAACTGAAGGGCACCGAGAACGCCATGGCCCTCCGAGGCCGCAGTCTGGCTGGCGTGGTGCTCGACGAAGCCGCCTTCATGGACTCCGAGGTCTGGTTCGAGGTCATCCGCCCCGCGCTAGCCGACAAACAGGGCTGGGCCCTCTTCATTTCCACCCCGGACGGCACCGCCAGCTGGTTCTACGACCTCTGGTGCTACTGCGAAGAGGGCGACACGGACTGGCAGCGCTGGCAATTCACCACCATCGAAGGCGATAACGTCCCACCAGAGGAAATCGAAGCCGCCCGCGCCCAACTCGACGCCCGCACCTTCCGCCAAGAATTTGAAGCCAGCTTCGAAAACCTCTCCGGCCTCGTCGCCATCTCCTTCTCCGACGACAACATCGACAAAATCGTCCAAGACCTCCCCGTCCTACCCCTTTTGCTGGGGGTGGACTTCAACATCGACCCCATGTCAGGCATCTGCGCCGTCAAAAAAGGCGACGTCCTCTGGGTCTTCGACGAAATCATCATGACCGGCGGCGCCACCACCTGGGATCTCTGCGAAGAAGTCCAATCCCGCTACGGCGTCGAACGCCGCATCATCGCCTGCCCCGACCCCACCGGCGGCGCCCGCAAAACCAGCGGCGTTGGAGCCACCGACCACAACATCCTCCGCAAATCCGGCTTCACCGTCTCCAGCCCCCGCTCCCCCTGGAAGATCCGCGACAAAATCACCTGCGTCAACACCGCCCTCCTGGACGCCTCTGGAACCCGCCGCCTCTTCATCCACCCCCGCTGCAAAGAACTGATCAAATCCCTCCGCACCCTCACCTATTCCCCCGGCACCGGCCTCCCCAACAAGAACCTCGGCGTAGACCACGCCTTCGACGCCCTGGGATACCTCTGCCTCCAAACCTTCAACCTCGCCAAACCCGAGAACCTCGGCAAAACCAACTATCGTGTGTGGTAAGCACCGTCGGTATAAAACATGGCCCCCAAAAAGCCCTCCAAAGCCCAGAAAAAAGTCTCCAAAGTGATGCGTGAATACAGCAAAGGCGAACTCCACTCGGGCAGCAAAGAAGGCCCCGTCGTCAAATCCCGCAAACAAGCCATCGCCATCGCCATGTCCGAAGCCGGCATGAAGAAAAAACCCGCCAAGAAAGGTAAGAAATAGCCTCAATCCTTCCCCCCGAGGCCCCGATGCAACTCCTCCACTCCACCTCCGTCACCACCCCCTACCCCTTCGGCACCTCCACCGGCGCCGCATCTTCTGCTGGAGCCACCGACGCCTTCGGTCGCATCCGCACGTCCAGCCCCCTCACCCTTTTCGACTCCAGCCACCGCTACCGCGACAACGGCCTCTGGAGCACCGCCACCACAACCGGCGGCACCTCAACCTTTGACGCCAACGCCGGCCTGGTCAACCTCGCCGTAACCACGGCCTCCGGTTCCTCGGTCATCCGCGAAACCACCAAATGCTTCTCCTACCAGCCGGGTAAATCCCTGCTGGTCATGTCCACCTTCACCCTCAACCCGGCCAAAACCAACCTCCGCCAGCGCATCGGCTACTACGGCGCCGCCAACGGCATGTACCTGGAGCTGGACAACACCACCCTCTCCTTCGTCGAGCGCAGCTCCTCCACCGGCTCCCTGCTCGAAACCCGCGTCGCCCAATCCGACTGGAACACCGACCCCCTCAACGGCACCGGTCCCTCCAACCTCACCCTCGACCTCACCAAAGCCCAAATCCTCTGGATGGACATTGAGTGGCTGGGCCTTGGCACAGTCCGCATGGGCTTCATCATCAACGGCAAATTCATCCACTGCCACTCCTTCCACCACGCCAACATCATCACCTCCACCTACATCACTACCGCCTCCCTCCCCCTCCGCTATGAAATCACCAACACCGCCGCCACCGCTAGCGCCAGCACCCTCAAGCAAGTCTGCTCCACGGTCCTTTCTGAAGGCGGCTACGAACTACGCGGCCTCCAGCAAGCCATCGGCACCCCCATCAACACCCCCACAAGCCTCGCCACCATCGGCACCTACTACCCAATCGTCTCCCTCCGCCTGAAATCCACCGCCCTCGACGCCATCGTCATCCTCACCGCCATCTCCCTCCTCGGCGTCACCACCAACACCAACTACAACTGGCGCGTCGTCGCCAGCCCCACCACAACCGGCGGCACCTGGGTCAGCGCCGGCGCCAACTCCTCCGTCGAATACAACATCACCGGCACCTCTACCGCCGGCGGCCGCATCCTCGCCCAAGGCTATTTCAGCGCCTCCACCCAAAGCTCTCCCACCATCGACATCCTCAAAGAAGCCCTATTCAAATTCCAACTGGAGCGCGACGGCCTCACCAGCACCCCCTCCGAACTAAGCCTCGTCATGACAGGCAGCACATCAACCTGTAGTGTCCACGCATCCATGGACTGGGAGGAAATCAGCCGCTAATGGCCATCCAAACCATCACCGGGGGCTGCATCCACGTCGAAATCGACGCCGAAGACGGCCTCACGCACGCCACCTTCGCCTTCAAAACCCCTTCCCTCCCCGAAACCTTGGGCGGCTTCGTCACAATGCTCGCCCACGGCATCGAAGTGCTGGTGCCCATCAACGACCCCGACGACGAGGAAGAAGACGATGACGATTGAATACCGAGGCGAAACCTTCGAGGGCTACAACAAACCCAAGCGCACCCCCAACCACCCAAACAAATCCCACGCAGTCCTCGCCAAAGAGGGCAACGTGGTGCGCCTCATTCGCTTCGGTCAGCAGGGCGTAACTGGCTCACCACCCCAAAAAGGAGAATCAGCAGCAGACAAAGCCAGGCGGGCATCGTTTAAGGCTCGCCATGCGGCCAACATTGCCAAGGGTAAACTCAGCGCCGCGTTCTGGGCAGATCGCAGTAAGTGGAGTTAGGATAAACTGGTAACCAGTTGACTTCTTGTGGCAGCGCACCACTCATACATCGAAGTCTCATGTCCGACGTGCGGCACCAGTCGCACAACCCGTAAGGACTTAGTGGCAAAAGCTGTCAAGGAAGGCCGGGATTTACTGTGCAAGTCTTGCGCGATCAAGGCTTGCGATAAACGCTGGGATTCCATACGGAAAGACCCTCAAGATTGCGTCAGAAATCAAGGCGCTTACAAATCATTCCACAAAGCCAAGCGCCGCGTTAAAACAAACCACCACAACGCATACGCCAACGTCGAGTTTCGATTTGATTCTTACGCGCAGTTCTTACAAGAACTCGGCCCTCGCCCTGAAGGCATGACGTTGGACCGTATAGATCCCATGGGACATTACGAGCCGGGTAATGTCAGGTGGGCCACCATCGAAGAACAGGCCAAGAATCGAAACCCTCGCTTCACATGGACCGCCAAGCACTAACTGCCTCCTGAGCTTTAATCCACTGCTTCAATTCCGCGACATACCACCGCAGATCCTGTGCCTTCGCCGCGTGCCACCCACTCCCACTGGAACGGTATAGCTCTTCGTGCCTATCAATCGCATCAAGACACTGCTTGATCAGCGCGTTCCACGGCTCCCGAACCGGCGTATTCCACTCGCGCACGGTAACAAGGCCGCGTTCACTGCCAAAATAGGTACAAAGTAGGAGTCCAGCCGTGGTCTACAGCGCCAACATCCCGCCAACCGGAGCTGTAGTCAGCGAATCCCCATTCGTCCGCAACCTGGACAGCATCGCCATGATGTCCGACTGGGGCGTCATGGCCGCCGTCACCCGTGGCACCAACTACATCCGCGACCTCAGCGAAACCTACCTCCCCCAAGAACCCCGCGAAGACAACGACGCCTACACCACCCGCGTCGATCGGTCCGTACTATCGCCGTACACCAGCCGCCTAATCGAGACCGCCGCCGGCGCCATCCTCCGCAAACCCATCCACGTCGAGGGCGACCCCTACTGGCTGGAGCTAATCCAGAACATCGACGGCCTGGGCTCCAGCATCAACGAATACGCCCGCCGCTCCCTGGTAAGCAGCCTCACCTACGGCCACAGCGCCATCCTGGTTGACTACCCGGCCGCCATGGGCGCCCGCAACCTGGCCGAAGAACGCGCCTTGGGCCGCCGCCCCTACTTTGTCCACGTCGATGCCCCCCAAATCTGGGGCTGGCGCAAAGAGTCTGGCACCAACCGCCTCCTGCAGGTCCGCATCCACGACTACGACGTCCGCCCCCTGAACGAGTTCGGCGAAGAACAAGTCGAGCAGATGCGCGTCATCTACCCCGGCCGCTACGACCTCTACACCCTCGGCCAAGAAGTAGTCGAGTTCACCGAATCCGGCGACTACAGCCTCCCCGAAATCCCCCTGGTGCCGATCTACAGCAACCGCCGGGGCCTCCTGATCTCCCAGCCCCCACTGCTCGACATCGCCAACCTCAACATCACCCACTACCAGCGCCAAGCCGACCTCATCCACGCCCTCCACATCGCCGCCATGCCCACCCTCGTCCTAGAGGGCTGGGACGACACCACCGGCTCCGCAACGATGGGCGTCAACTACGCCATCGCCATGCAACCCGGCAACAAGGCGTACTACGTCCAAGCCGACGCCACCAGCTTCGACGCCCAAATGGCCGAACTGGAATCCCTCGCCTCACAAATGTCCACGCTTGGCGTCACCAAACTCTTCGGCCAAAAATTCGTGGCCGAATCCGCCGAGGCCAAGCGCATCGACCAAGCCCAATCCAACTCCGTCCTTTCCATCATCAGCCAAGAACTGGAGT